CTGCCTAAGTTGGTGAGCGGATTATGTATGTAGGTATAGGTAGGAATCTCCACTAACGGACATCGCTGTCCGCCCCCTCGACGTATTATGTAGTCGAGACCCAACGGCGTTTTAGTGTAACGGCGCCGTGCCGTGCAGAGCGCTCCAAATGAAGAGGATCACGAGACTCAGTAAGGTCCAAAAGACCTGTGAGTTTCATTAAACTCTTCTGGAGAGCTGCCCATCCCTCCAGTCTATCAGCGCGATAAACTGGGTCGGCTACCCAACATCTTACTTCAAGACGTTGGTAACGGTCATTCCACCGATATTTCGCTTTTCTTGGGCCGTTCGGGCCCTTAGAAAAGCCTTTACGGGGGAAGGACGCAGCCGGCAAAGGCATGCGGCCAAGACCAGCGAAGTTCTCGGGAACGTTAGGTAAGGAACCTAACAGACGCTCAACACCTTGATAAAGGTATTCAGCAGTGCGAACGAAACCTCGACTTTCGAAGAGGTTTGCCGTTTTCACCCACGAGACAATTCGGCTGGCTTGCTGCAGGTTCTCGGGACGCATCTGACGAATGTATGTTGGGGTCACCTCAACACCGTCATAAGCATCCATACCGCAAGACTCTCGGAATTTACCACTCCAGAAAGTCTTATTGGTGTTTACTTTACAGTTGTACTTCTGTAAGTAATCGAGAACCTTGGTTGCCTGTTTACTGGGTATGATAATATCATCCCCGTAAACATAAACAAGCTTAGCACACAAATGTATGTTATGCTTGTTTACTGGAAGGTTCTGAATCGCGAGCAGAGCCCTTACACATACTGTGTAAAAGTACATGGACTCTATCGGGAAACAGAGAGCACTACCCATCGAGGCAAACTTCTTGAGAGGGCCTATTTTGGACCCATCTGGAAGTTCAGCATGCGTCGTTCGACAAGAGTCGATGGCATTCCGAAGGATCGGATTACCATCGAACATCTTTAAAGCAACGTCGTGTGGAACACGATCGCTAGCCTCGGATAGATCTACTGTCGCCAGTAGACCCGTCTTAGACGCCACCAGCGCAAGCTGTCGGTTAATAGACTGGTCAGTGAAGTTCACATGACCACCCACTATCCGAGACCGTTCGAGATGCTCATACAGAGGACCCCGAATGGCTTGTTGTGCATACTGCATACAACAAGGCTCAATCGCGATGATGCGAGGGCCTTTCATCGTTTTCGGAACAGTAACCACCCTTACGGGTGTTTCCTGCTCTTCCGGAATGATCGAAACGTTCTCGACTTCCTCTTCTCGTAGAGGGTTAAGCCCAATAGGGTACCCACTATCGATGAGAGGGAAGTAAACATCGAGACGATCGTGCCATAGCTGCCAAGCGTACTTCTGATTACCAGATATACGTTCAGCAGTGGCTCCCGGACCATGACGGGGCATAAGGTCGCTAACAGTAATGTTAGATACGACAGAAGCCCACAACACAGAAGATATCGTGCTAAATGCACGAAGTTCTTCGTGGTCAATGGAAAAGGAATCAAGGTCGCGCTCAGTACAGATGTAGCCTTGGATTGACCTGTGCACCCTTTTCGGGGTGCAATCAAGTTCCACTTTTTTGAAGGATAGGCAAATTTGCCTAATACCCTCAACAATAGTAGGAACAGGATCAGGAACAACTCCAGATCTTGCATCTAGTATCCTTCCAGTCTCCTGGTTGAAGATTCGACTGAGCATACCCTGCAAAAATGCAGGGATTGCTCGGTTCTTTCGGAAACTCCGAAAGAACTTTGGGTCGATGTGCCCGAGCGCAAGGCTTCTTTCGAAGTCATTGCAAAACTCGGGGAGGGTTATCGTCAGAAACGATAATCCCTCGTCTTCAACCCGTGACCTTATCGTTTTTAGGTCACGTAAATCGGGAGAAACGGCAACACACCTGGCGAGAGCGTCATAATAAATGAGCTCTGCCAACTCTAGTGAATCACTTACGTGGCTTTTCACTTTGCCTCCTAATCATATAGGGGTCAAAGGTCCAGCTACAATGAGTGATAGAGATCCGACGCCGCATGGCGCCGGACAAACCAGCACCACAGCGACAACGAATGTTGTTGGTCGCGTTTCGGAGACTACGACTCTTGGCCGTAGAGCTTCAGAACGTTCCCGCCGCTGTTTATCCAGGCAGTAATGCCTGTAATTAGGTACCCCAGTGTCACAGCCGTCCAACCCACTACGGGTCGGTCGATCGTGATTTGAACTGTGGTTGTGTCGTAGTCCTGCTCCGATGTTATCGGATCGGTAACGACCATGCGCTGAGTGAACTTCGCGAGAGTCCGAACCCTTCCGGATTTGGTATTCTCGTGACTGAGAAGCAACATATAGTTGCCATCAGAGGACTGGTAGAGGGACGAAAGCCCCTCTGACTTTATCCTAGCTAACGACTGCGCAACCGAATTAACGGTGACAGTTTGTGGATC